GCTCAGCATGAAGAACTGGACGACAGGGGTGATGATCGGACGGTAGGCGTTGCGACGGTTCAGCAGTTTGCTCAGGGTCTTGGTGCCCCCGAACATGGCCTTCTCCATCGCACCATCGCCAGCGTCCGTCCAGCGGCGGGTGGCGAGCATAGGGGCCATCGCGGGCGACAGTCGGGGGAACATGGTCAAGGTCACCCGGCCGAGGACGATGTTGGCCGCATCGCCGGCACCATCGCTGCTTTCCCAGACGATGTCCTTCAGTCCCTTGGTGACGTACTTGTTGTTGCCCGACATGTAGCTCTCGGCGCGGAGCTTCTTGTCGACCTGCACATCCATTCCGCCGAGGCGGTTCTTGATGATCGAGGCTCCCCGGCCCTTCAAATAGTTGCGTAGGGTGCCGTGGTTGGTGAAATAGCGAGACGACCGGCCACGCGCTGCCTTACCGGTCATGCCCCAACTTCGGACCATCAGGTCCTTGGACCGGGCGTAGCGGTCGCTCAGGGGCTTCCAGCCGAGGCGGCCCGAGGCGAACAGGTTGGTCCCGCGGGTCAGGTCGGAGCCACTGATGCCGGGGGTCAGGCCCGGCTGGGGCTTATCCATGACGGCGACGATGACGTCCATCATCCGGGCCGTCTCAGCCGTGGCCGCGGTGCGGATGCGTTCCTCCAGCCGGGTGAGCGACTTGACCGAGACGTCCATGACGCTGGCGACGGCGTTGGCGGTGATGAGGTTGGCGACCGCATCCTCGGCCTTCTTGAGGTCGGCGGCGTCGACCAGCGACCGCTGGACCCCGCCGATCTGCACCTTCATCCCTGAAGCTCCAAGATGCGGACGCCGAGGGCGTGGCTCACGCGCTTCACCAGCTTGCCGTCCACATAGTGGCCGATCTCGACCGGTGCGCCCGTAGCGACCATATAGTTCTCCTGTGCGATGCGGATCGACAGGTCCATGAACTCGCGGCGGGTCCGCTCCCACATGACCCAGATCAGGCCCATGCTCTCGGAGCCGTTGCCGATGGGCTGCTTGGAGACCGGGTGGAGCCGGGTGAGCGGCTTGGTCCAGCTGACATTCCGGTCGGTCTGGAACAGGTGGAAGGTCCGGTACTCAGCCGTCTCGCTGTGCTCGGCCGTGAGGAACTTGTCCCCGCCCGGCAGCTGGACCACGAGGCCGGCGGTGATGATCGAGCCGGGTCGGACGCGTAGGGTCGTCTTGGGCAGCGCGAACTCGACGCCCGGGGCACCCCCGTCGGAAGCGCGTTGGATGCGGGCATGGGTCTTCGCCCCGCCGACGATCCGAACGGGCTCGTTGAAGCGGGAACCGACGCTCTTCAGGCTGATCATGGCTACACCGCTTCGCCCGTGACCGGGTCGGTAGCCGGGCCGGCGAGGACGAAGATGACGGGCGCGACGGCGTCAACGCCACCGACCTCATTAACGGCCCGGGCGATGAGGGCGGCGGCGTCGGCGGCCAGCCGGTCGAAATCGATGGTGAACCGCTCGCTCTTCAGCGTGCCGTCCTCGGCGCGCTTCAGCATGCGCTGGCGGACGCCGGGCAGGGCGCGCAGGACGGCGATGGCCTTGATCGCATCGTTGGAGCGGATCTCCAGCTCGGTGCCACTCGAGAGAGCAGTCGCGAGGGTCGTGACCCCGACGAGCGTGGTGAGATCGTAGTAGGCGGCCACGAGGTCGATCTCGGCGTCGGGCAGCTCACCGATGTCGGTGCCGATGAACGCGCGCACGAGATCTGGCGTGACCGAGTGGTTCAGCCACGAGGACAGTCGATATTGGGTGGTGGCGATGAAGGGCTGCCCACCGCGCAGCCCGCGGACGACCACGGTGCGCTTCTCGAACAGCCGGTCGTTGCTGATGGCGTTCGCCGCGAGCGGGACCGGGATCAGCAGCGTGGTGTCGGAGAGGCTGGTGAAGGCGAGGTTGGTCCGGGCGGGGTCGAGCGTGCCATCGTGGCGACGCAGGGACCAAGTCACCGACCCGGTGTCGGCCAGAAATGGTTCGCCGTCCCGCGCGAGCGGGACGGCGATCATTAGATCCTCACCTTGGATGAAGGTGAGCATCGGGGCTTACGCCGCAGGCTTCGGCTTGGGCTCGGGCGGGGCCTTCTTCTTGGCCTCGGTGCCGTAGCTCGTCGCGTAGTCGGCCTTGAGGGCCTCCTTGGCGGCATCGTCCTTGGCCGCGGCCCAGAGTTCAGCGAACTCCTTGTCCGAGGCTTCGTCGTTCAGGGCCGCGATCATGATCAGGTTGCCGTCGGCGACGTGCGACGACATGAACTTGGTCTGGCGGACGACGGACGGGCGGTTGTGACGCGCGTGCATCTCCTCGCCGTTTCCGACGACCTGTTTGCTGTCCATGGTTTCAACAAGCAGCTTGCCCATGTCAGATCCTTCTGTGTGGTGTTGATGAGAGCGCAGGGTGGGGCGGCCCGGGTGGGCCGCCCCTTCTTCTGTGTCAGGTCTAGGCCGTGACGTCCAGAACCGAACGCGTGTCACCGAAGATCAGGCGCATGCCCGAGGTTTCGGTGCGGACGTAGGTGACTTCCTGCGTCTCGATGGAACGCTCGCTCTCGGTGATGAGCGAGCCGGCTTCCGTCAGCTCCTCCAGCGTGTCGGCGCGCGAGAAGCCGATCAGCTGACCGGCCGGCGCGTCGGACGCCAGCTTGAAGTTGATGTTGCCCGACAGCAGCGGAACGCCGCCCATCTGGAAGCCGGACCGGGCCAGCAGCTCGGCGTCGGTCGACGTCGCGTTGGTGGTCGGGATGGCGAACATGAACAGCCACTGGAGGTACATGTCCCAGTTGCCGATCACGGTGTCGATGGGCGCGCCGGCCTTGGCACGAGCAACCAGCCACGCGGCCAGATGCTTGTAGCCCAGCTTGCCCGCCGTGGCGGTGCCGGTCGTGTTGGCGTCGTTGTAGGCCGACTGGGACACGACGGCGGCCGGGCCGGTCACGCCGTCACCGTTCAGCAGGACCGAGGCGGCGACCGCGACCTTCGACCGGTCGATCTGGCGCTGGGTGCGCAGAGCGTACGGGGTCAGGATGTCCAGCGAAGCGCGACGCTGGAACTCGTAGGTCGTCTTGTAGCCGTTGCCGAACTTGTAGAACTTGACGCGCTTCTCGCTCGAACGGATCGAGTGGATCGGGATGCGGCCACCTTCCGAGACGGCACGGACGGCCTCCTCGTAGTCGGCCTTCTCGTCCTCGACGACGGTCGAGATCATCTCGTTGCCCGAGATGACGCGACGCTGGGCGACCAGACCCTCGGTCGTTTCGAAGTTGGTCTGGCGGTAGCGCCACTGGACCATGTCGTCCACGACCTCGGGGAAGAGGGCGCGGGTGCCGGGGAAGGTCTGGAAGGTGTCGGCGGCGGCTTGCAGCATGACGCCGGCGTCGAGGTCGTCCCGGGTGGGCAGGCCCAGATAGGACAGCGAGGCCTCATAGCCGTTCAGCAGCGTCTTGTCGTCGAGCGCATAGGCGGCGCGGTTCTCGGACATGCCGGCGTCGATGGACAGACGCAGATAGGAACGCAGATCCAGACCGTAGTCCTTCGCCTGCAGGATCAGCTTCTTGGCGGCTTCGAGGGAGGCCGCGGTCGAGGTGCTGTCCAGAAGACCCGCCAGCACCGTTTCCGGGGCGGCCTTCTTGATTTCGGTGGTGCTCTTGAGCATCGGAAGGTCTCCTAAAGGATGCTGGTGGGTTGAGGTTGCCGGCTTAGATCAGCTGGCCGATAGCCTTGCCGGCGAAGAGGCCCCAGCAATGCGGGTGCCCGTTTTGGGCGGTGAGGGCGACATCGCCGGTCGTAGGGGTGACGTCGATGGCGCGAACCTCGCCACCGCCAGCGCCGCAGAGCTTCTTGCCGCGGGCGACGGCCTTCGCACCGGTGAGGCCGGCCTTGATCGGCAGGTAGGCGGCGAACTTCATCTCGATGGTGCCGATCAGTTGGCCCTCGTTGACGCGGTCCTCGACCGTGTAGATGACCCCGCAGATCGGGTCGCCGTCACCGGCGAGCTTCACGGCGTTGTCTTCGCTGTTGTCCCACGTCACGGCCTTGCCGATGTCGGCGACGACGATGCCGTTCATGTTGACGGTGTGCTGGAAGTCCTTGTAGTCGAACTTCGCCATGCGGACTTGGGTGTGGAAACCGGGCATTTCTCTCTCCTCGGAGGGGTTCTGACGACGCGGGGCTTAGCCGCGGGTGGGGCTGCGGAAGGCCGCGTTGTTGCGGGTCGGGGCGGACGAGGCCTGCAGGTCGGAGGCGT